CTTGTTAGTAGTGCTACCTCGGCAATATCAGGTGGTGGTGATATTTGTGCTCTCGTTCCTAATCTTGAGAAAGATGCGGGGAGTACTGAACCGGCAGTGCAAAAACCTATCGCACCAAAACAAGCAGATGTTCCTGCCGTAACTGAAGCTTCATCTGTGGTAAAACAGAACCCTGCTGTAGAGACAAAGGTTGTAGAGATAAAAACAAAGACGGAATCTTATGTGGTTACTAAAACTCCACCAACAGAAGATACGGGTTCATATGTTGTTGCAACAGAAACAAAGAAAATATCTGTTAAAGAAACTGTTGTGACGGTGACAACAGACAATACACAATCCAATGTTGCATCTCCAAAGTCAGTTGGTTTTGTGCGTAAATTTGATACTAAAACAGAATTTTTAAAAATTGATCAATTAGAAATTTCTGAAGAATCAATAATAATCAAAAATTTAAAACATCATCCTTCTCGTATTCGTCGTGTATTAATTCATCCGACTGACGCTGATATCAGTGCTCTTGGTATTCTTGTAGAACCAGAAAGTGATTTAATTCAACTGGGAACTGAGGTTGAAGCTAGCCTTGTGGGAGCTACTTACAGCCAATGGAGAAGAGAAAAAAAACCACCATACTATAAAAGTAAGCATGGACCACATATGATAGAAATTGTAGATGGGGGTTTGGATTCTGCTGGGTTCTCACCAATTATTGGTCTGGATGGTAGTGTTAGAATTGTAAGCTCAGATGCTATACCCAAATCAAATCACCCCGGCAATGTTAAAGCTGTAGCAACATACAGATTGCCGGGCCCTAAAGGTGGTGTTATTAAGGAGCGTACATCCCCCCGTTCTGGTCGTGGTTTCTTTAGAGATAGTGGACAAAGAATCCGCACCGGATCATATGAAAATAAAAAGTTCAAAGGGTATGCTTTGATGATTACTTATGATTATCAAAGCAATTATGATCCTGACGTAAAGACATAAATACAAACATACATAGAGGAGTTATATTATGGGAAAGAAAAAATCAAGGGCAACAGAGACATCAAAGGGTGAACGGTGTAATGTTAGCAAGTCTACAATCAAGGCAGTTCGTAGAGATTATATGAATAATGATCTTGCGCGCTTGACTAATAAGATTGATGCTTTTAAGAAGGGTAAGAATGTCATGGTGACTATTCCTAACCCAAATACAAATGAGACAAACAAACGATTTCTTCGAGTCAGTGCAAATGACGTTTGGAAGTTTAATAATAAGTTTATTATGAAACATAATACATCAGAAAATGTATAAATAATACTAAAGAGGAATACACATGGGTGCTAAAGATGCATATACTGACGGTACATATCAAGGTGAAGGCCGTGCAGCTCAACTGTATTCTGATATAGATTTATTCTTTGGACCAAAGACGGGAACGGGTGATGTTAATAGGGTAACTAATTTTACGGCAGTCAAGCGGTCTGTAAGAAATCTTATCCTAACCAACTTTTACGAAAAACCCTTTCACCCAGAGATTGGTTCTGGTGTGAGAGATATTTTGTTTGAACCTATGACACCGATTACTGCATATGTTCTAACTATGAAGATCGAAGAGGTGATTGAGAACTTTGAACCAAGGGCTAGACTCGTTGGAGTTCGAGCTCAACCTAATCTTGACAACAATGCATATAATGTTACTATTGAGTTTTATGTTGTTAACGCCCCAACAGAACTTGTAAATATGGAAGTTCTATTAGAGAGATTACGATAATGGCAGCGACTAGAAAAAGACTCAGTGTAACAGAATTTGACTTTGATGAAGTCAAAGATAACCTAAAAGTCTTCATGCGAAATCAGACAGAGTTCAAAGACTATGACTTCGAAGGTTCTGGACTTAGCGCACTCCTTGATGTTCTTGCATACAATACGCATTACCTTGGTTTCAATGCGAACATGCTTGCAAACGAAATGTTCCTTGACTCCTCTCAACTGAGGTCGAGTGTAGTTTCACACGCAAAGACTTTGGGATACACTACTCGTTCTGCTACAGCTGCAAAAGCAACTGTTGATGTATTTTTGAATACATCCAACACCAGTGCAACTATGCCTGCGGGTACAGTCTTCACATCTAGTGTTGGTGATACATCTTATCAGTTCGTAACTGTGCAAGATGTTACTGCACTTCTTAATGGCTCTACTATCCTGTTCAGTGATGTGGTGATATCTGAGGGTAGTTATGTTTCAAGTAGATACACTGCTGACACCCAGAATGTTGAACAGAGATTTATTATTAACGATGATAGAGCAGATACAACTACTATAACAATTACTGTTCAAAACTCTGCCACAGATACTACATCATCTGCATACACTTTAGCAACAGACATTTCTGGATTAACTTCTACATCTGATGTTTATTTCCTACAAGAAGTAGAGGATGGTAAATACGAGATATATTTTGGTGATGGTGTTCTAGGTAGTGCGATAGAGGATGGTAATATTATCATAATCAATTATGTTGTTACCAATAAGGGTGCTGCAAATAGTGCAGCAGTCTTTGTTAGTTCCGCTGCAATCGATACTGTCAACAGTGTTAATGTTAGAACAGTGTCTCCAGCAGCTGGTGGTTCAGAACCAGAATCTATAGAGTCTATAAAATATAATGCACCCCTAGACTATGCGTCACAGGGACGATGTGTTACGACAGAAGATTACAAAACTTATGTTAAACAACTCTTTGCAAATACTCAAGCGGTTTCTGTTTGGGGTGGTGAGGATGGTTCATTTAATGCGGTTACTGGTATATCTGATGTTGCAGAGTATGGTAAGGTATTTATTAGTGTGAAATCAACGACAGGTCTAAATCTAAACGAAGTTCAAAAGGCACAGTTGGTAACAGACTTATCTCCATATACTGTTGCGTCACTTACCCCTGTAATCGTAGATGCAGAAACATTAAATATTATTCTTAACGTCAATTTTAAATTTGACAGCAATGCAACAACTAATACTAAAGAGGCCTTGGAATCACTTGTGTCCTCTACAGTCACAAATTATAATAATGATTACTTAAAAATATTCAACTCTGTTTTTAGACATTCACAATTTACTTCTTTAGTTGATGCTAGTGATTCTTCAATATTGAACAATACTACTACCGTATCTCTTGCTTCACTTTATACACCAAGTACATCTGGTTCATTTTCGTTCACAATTAATTTTGCAAACCCACTATACAATCCTCACTCTGGTCATAATTCTACATCAGGTGGTATCATTGCTTCGACGGGTTTCTATATACAAGACAACACAAATGAGATGTTCTTTGATGATGATGGCGCAGGCATCCTTCGCATTTATTATTTGGTTACCGGGTCACGAACCTATTATAGTTCTACTGCCGGAACTGTAGACTATGCAGCTGGTTTAGTTTCAGTTAATCCAGTTTATATAACAACTGTATCTAATGTTGATGACAATGCATCAACAGCAATAAGGTTAACTGCAACACCATCTTCGAATGATATTGTTGCTAAGAGAAATCAAATTATTGAAATTGATATTGTAAATACAACAATCTCTGGAGGACAAGATACAATTGCAGTCAATAGTTCTGGAGGTTCAACTGGTTATGTTACAAACACTAATTATGTTGCCCCGTCGAGTTATTAATTATGGCACCACCCTTTGACTTATCTTGGACCCCAGAACTGGAGAATAAACTCAGTACCCAGATCGATGGACAACTTCCTGACTTCATTGCTGAAGATCACCCACAGTTTTCTCAATTTTTAAAACACTATTATCAGTTCCTTGAATCTGGTGAACTACAGCTAACAGTTAATATTGATAACATTCTTTTAAACCTTGAAACTCCTACCAATCTTCTTAATGAAGATGGGACTTTGATTGTTACTGAAGCTGGTTCTGGTTCCACAGGTAAATTTATCGAAGGCGAAATTATTACTGGCGGTACGTCTTATGCAACCGCAACAGTCTTAGTTGAAGACCTTGGTGATGCGACTCCAAGACTGTTCATATCCTCACAACAATTGTTTGAGACAGGAGAGACTGTAACAGGTGGAACCTCTGGTGCGTCTGGTGTAGTCACAAGATATCGTGCAAACCCTGTTCAGAATATTCAACAGTTGTTGGCATATGCTGATATTGATAACACCATCTATGACTTTATTGAAGAGTTTCGCAAATCATTTATGAATGGAATTCCTACTGATATTGCAAATGGAGTCAATAAGAGAAATCTAGAAAAACATATTGGTGAGTTGTATCGAAGGAAGGGAACCAAGGAGGGTGCTAAACTCTTTATGAAAATCCTTCTGGATGAGGAAGCAGAAGTATTCTATCCCAACCAATATATGTTGAAATTATCAGCAGCAGATTGGGATAAACCGATTATTATCCGTTGTTCTACTACTGGTAATGTTGTTGCAGATGAACTTATTGGCCAATCAATTACAGGGGCGAGTAGCTTAGCAACAGCTCTTGTTGAAAGTTCAACAACCTTTTCTGTTGCGGGTGGTGTTTCCTACATTGAATTTCAAATCTCAAGTGTGGTTGGAACCTTTGTAGATGGGGAAACTATTTCTGGTATATCTGGCACTGGGGATATAAAATATAATTTTACTATCCAACAACAACTTTCATCTGTATCAACTACAAATGACGGAACACTATACACCGCTGGAGATATTCTTGACCTTGATACTTCTGTTGGGATTGGTAGTGGTGATATTTCAGCAAGTATTAATAGTGTTGAAACAGGTTCAGTTTCAGATGTTGTAATTGATGATGCCGGAGTGAATTATGAAATAGGTGATCTTGTAGTTTTTGCAGATAATAGTTCTGAAGCTGGATTAGTAAATGCTGCACAGGCCGAGGTTACTGTTATTAATGGTAACATTGTTAATGAAACTGACGGTGATATTATTGTACAGGAAGAAGGTACAAATACTTTCATAGACCTATTTAATTTTCAACTTGAAGAAGGTACAGCCGGGAATGAAGAACCCTATGCAGTATTTGGAACTGATAGAGTATACAGTGGTGGAGTTGGTTACTACTACCCAATCTATCTAACAAATTATGCAGCACAACAGTCTACTATTAACAAATCATCAGCATCTGTCAATGGCGCAACATTTAATTCAACAACAGTAGCATTGGATGGAAATGCTGGGAATGATATTGCAATAGGGATGGTTGTGCGATCAAACAGTATTTCTCAGGGTACAAGGGTTACAGTTACTTCTGTTACAGATCAGTCAACAATCATTCTATCAACTGCACAAACACTTTTGGATAATGAAGTTCTGGTATTTGAATCTGCGGGAACAGCAGTGAGGCAATATCAATTCACTGAGTACCCCGGTATTACTTTCTATTCACCAACTGCAACAAC